CATATACGACAGCATTACTTTCTGAGGGTTCAGCTTGGAAAGAGAATGAAGCGTATATGGAGTCTATCAGTGCTTGACCTAAAATAGAGTATTATAGGCACTTAACAGATTTAATTGCTGAAAACTCCTTAGAGATGTATAAGCTACAACGTAATTGGAAACAATAAGCGTGATATGCACAAAAATTATATATATTGGACAATCAGCCGCCAAGCCTTATTTGAAATAATAGGGAAGGTTCAACGACTAACTATTGACAATAATAAATATAACTGATAAAATATATTATCAGAATAAGTGGTATAAACCAACGAAGTCAATGAGAGGGATAAAGCTTATATCCCGTAAGAATCTGTAACTCATTATTAGTGAGGAAAAATATAGTCTGTTCATATATGAAAGTATATGGTAATTGGAGATAAAATGAAAAACGAAAAAATTATAGAAGAATTTCAAAAACATGATTTTGTTATTTTAGATGATGAAATTCATGGTACAAAAATACCTATTAATGTAGAAAAAGACGGATATAAATATTATATATGTTATAACGCAATATATAAAACGTGGAATCCTAAAAAATGGGGGCAAAACAATCCTTATTCCTTAGAAAATCTGTCTTTGTTTTTGTTACGCAATGGATATAGATGTGAAATAGTTAGTACTGAATATGATTATGATAATATCCAATTGCGTTGCGAGTGCGGGAATATTTATAATGTAAACATAAGCAACCTTTTAATAAAAAGACAAGATACATGTCCTCATTGTGGTTCGATTAGGGCAACACACGTAAGAGAAAATCATACTAAATATGATGACTTTATGCGAGATAATAATTTAAAAATTATTGGTCGTTATGATGGTTGCAAAAAATCAGCCTATTGGAAGAGTTATAATACTAATTATATTTATTTTGGAACACTATATAATGCTATACGTTCTAACGAGTCTTGTGATGATTATTTTAAACAAGGTTTGTTTGATGAAAGAAATAAGTTTGCTTTGTATAATATTAAAAATTTTATTAAAATCAATAATTTAGATGTTGAGGTAATGCAATTTAATGGAGCTAAAAAGAACATTATATTGAAATGTCCAAAATGCCATAAACAGTTTTCTACAAGTTTTTATTATTTTGTTACAAAAAAAGTAAATCAATGTGAAGAATGCAGTAGAAAACATTTAAGCAAACTAGATATTAATAAATTTTGTATTGATAACAATTTACAACTCAAGGGCGAATATATAAATCAACATACTTCGGTATTGTTTAAAAATCAAATGGGCTATTATATTTATACTACAACCGAAAGATATAACAATGGAATTTGCAATAGCACAATTTTTCATATGTGCAATCCAAAAATTATAGATAATATCAAATATTATATTAAAATTAATAAATTACCATGTAAATTGTTGTCGACGGAATATATTGGATATAATAACAAGCTAAAATTTCAGTGTAAATGTGGACAAATATACTACAGTAGTTTACATGATTTAATGTATAATAATCATATATGTTGTAATAATTGTCGCAAAGCAATCCATTCTAAAATGGAAAGAGATACAGCACGAATTTTGAAAGAATTAAATATTGATTTTATATCACAATATGCCTACGAAGACTGTAAATATAAAAATACATTAAAATATGATTTTTATTTACCACAATATAATACATGTATTGAATGTCAAGGAATACAACATTTTGAACCTGTAGATTATTTTGGTGGTGAAGAAAAATTTAAAACACAACAATTAAGAGACAAAGTTAAATTTGATTATTGTCAAAGCAATAATATTAATATTATTTATATTGTTTATAGTAATACACAAGACGAAATATATGATATTTTATCTCAAATCAATTACATGAAGAACATAAGCAATTCTTCATAAACACAAAAGAAACAAGCTCAAATGAAACAACAATGGGAGCAACTTGTATTATCAGCACCCATTGATGAATTAGAAAAATCATTATTAAGTTGTGGCACGGCATTATTAAAATTTGCAAACAGTGATTTAGGGCAAGCTATAATTAAAACTGCCGCTTTAGCATCGGCTTTTGCACTTGTAGATAATGGGATTTTAATGTTAATCCCTCATTTAATGGAGCTAGGTGCGGCGGCACTTACTAATCCTATATTTATCGGAGCGGCGGCTATTGTCGCAACTGTATATGCTATTGATAAATTAATAGTAACTGTTGACGAAGCATCAGAATCTTTACAAAAACTTAACGACCAAATTGCAGACCAAGAAAGCACAATTCAAACTTTAGAAGAGAAAATCGACAACATTGGTAAACGTATAGCAGAAATAGAAGAACTTAAAGTTGCCAATCCCGAAGATTTAGATACTCTCGAAAAAGAAGAAAAGGCTTTAAAGCGTGAAGAGGCATTAGCAAGAAGTAGATTAGCTATCGAAAAGGCTACTTTAGAAGCTCTCAAACAAAAAGCCCAAATAGAAGCTAACGACCTTAAAGATAGAAAAGATGTAAAATATAAAACATACGATTTGGATAATCCCGACAAATCTATGTCTTTTGCTGTAATGGGAGCGGCAGAAGAAGAGGGTGACATAGGCGAAGCTCTTAAGCAACAGATGGCTAATGTCGAGGAATTTACTAATCGTATTAACGACGCAAATGAAAAACTTAAAGAACTTGAAGATGCAGGTCAAGGAGCGGGGGAAGAGGCTACACAATTATCCGAAGAAGTACAAACGCTAGAAGTTGCTTTGATAGATGAAACAGAAGCCGCAACAAAGAATGCGGATAGATTGCGAAATCTTGCAACGGCAGGCGCAGAGATACCCGACGAATGGCAAGGTGCATTAGATACTTTTACAGAGTTCTACGGTAGGACAGAAGAAGTCGGTGATGCCGCAGGAATGACGGAAGACGAAATCAACCGTATGAAAGAGGAAATGGAAGGAGTAGAAGATACCTCAAGTGCAGGTTCAAATGCTCTCAACGACTTTATGTCTACAGCCGAAGATTTACAAGGAGCTTACGAGACATTATCTAAAGCCGCAGACGATTACAACAAATACGGTGCAATATCAGCTTCGACTCTTAAAAAGCTTTCAGAACTTCAACCCGAGTATATTCAACAGCTTGAAATAGTTAACGGCAAAATGCAAGTTGGTAATGGATTGTTACAAGAAGATTTTGAACGTGAAAAACAACTTGCTATTATTAGCGTTGAAACTGCCGCGCATATAAGAGAACAAGCTATATGCCAAGAATATCTTAATGAAAAAACCGATGCCGCAGGAACATCATCTGAGACTGCCGCGCCTAAAATAGATAAACTGCAAGAGGCTTTTAATGGTTTAACACAAGAGGCAATGAATGCGGCTATAGCTGTAACTGCCGCCTATGATGCAATTAGTGGAGACCAAACAAAAACAGACGAACTAACAGAAAGACTAAATGGAGTTCAAGACTGGAAAAATAGCATGATTGACTCAATCAACGCTATAGATATTGCCTCAACTAGTGCAGGTTCATCGGGTAAAAAAGCCGCAGGAGACCATAAAGACGCTTGGTTAGAAGCTTTCAAGGAAGAAAAAGACGCACTCGAAAACCTTCTCGAAACCGACCAAATAACTCAATACGAATATTATCAACGACTCCAAGAGCTTAACGAAAAATATTTCGGTGAAGCTAGTGGAATGCATGAGAAATACATTAAAGAATATCGTGAAAACGAAGAGGAAATATATAAAGGCGTTAAAGAGGTCTATGATAAAGTTCGTGACTATCTAGCTAAAGCCGTTGAACAGGGCTACGAGAAAGCTATTAACGCACTCAAGAAAGAGGAAAAAGCTGTTCTTGATGAAATTAAGAAACAAATCGACGCTCTTAAGAAAGAGAAAGATAAAGTTCTTAAAGATATCAAGAAAGAAATTGATGCGTTAAAGAAGCAGAAAGAAGCTGTTCAAGACTATTATAATAAACAAATTGACAAGATTAAAGAAGAAAACGAGGTTCTCCAAGAACAAAACGAACTTCTTGAATATCAACAGAAATTACAACAAGCTAAAGCTCAAAGAGTTATGGTTATGGAGAACGGTAAGTTCACTCTCGCAGAGAATGAATCAGCCGTAGCACAAGCCGAACAAGCATTATCAGATTATCAAGATAAAATCTCGTATGAACAATCCATCGAAGAAATCGAAAACTTAAGAGATACACAAGTTGAAGCTCTTGAAGACCAAATAGCGGCTCTTGAAGAGTATTACGATTATATGGAAGAATGGTATGACTCCCGCATTGAACAGATGGAGGAATACTATGACCAAGTAGAAGAGAATTATGAAAAGCAGATTGAAGCGCTCCAAAACGAACTTGACGCATTCAAAGAAGGTATGCAAAAAGAGGAAGATTTGGAAAACGCTAGATTAGCGGCTCAAGTTCTCGGAATGAACGAAAGAGCAGATATATACGCAGAGGAACTTGAAAATCTTAAGAACTACGTAAACGAAGTTAACAGGATGCTTGAAAGCTTGGGTGAAGCAGGTGCAACTGTAGACTTTAAATATGACCCTGTTACGGGTTATCATACAGGAATTGCAGAGGTCGCAGGTGTCGATGCATCCATATCTAGTAGGGCAAGCGGAGATTCTTATTTTAAAGAGGATTCGGTTGCTCTTGTTGGTGAATCGCCTAACGCAGAATTATTATTAGGTTCAAAGGTTAATACAATTGGTGGTGGAAAGCTTATGCATTTGCAAAAAGGTACAGGCGTGGTTAACGCTGAGTCAACCTCAACACTTGCAGGTTTGTTAAATGGATTAGCTACACCACAGACCAATGTTGCTAATAATAGAACAACTCAACAGAACTTTAGTTTTGGTAACATATCACTTCCTAATGTAACAAATGCCGAGAGCTTTGTTAATGCATTAAGCAAGCAATTCAACAGCTATGCTATTCAGTATGGCAATG